ATCCTGCTAATCCAAGTGTTGCTCCAACAGGATTGGAAGCAATACCCATTAAAACAGGTAATTTAAGTAATTCCCCACCAAGTTCAGTTGGAGTAGGATATTGTCTTAATCCAAGTTGTTTAGTAATCTGTTCGTAGTTTTTAGATACTTCTGTTATAGGAAGTCCAGTCATCTTTGATATATTATAAATATTTTGTGCTTTTGCTGTTCTTTCTTCTGGTGTTTCTTTAAATACACCGCTTATTTTGCCAGTTATTTTCTCCTTAATTGTAGGTGGTGGTGCTTGTCTTAATTCAGGTTGTTCTGGTGGTGTTATCTGTTTCTTTTGTTCTATTGGTAATGGTATTTTGCTTTCAAATCTCTTTATTCCTTCTTTCATTGCTGATAAATAAGATATTGGTTTACTTTCTTCATTAAGAAAATTCCTTATAACTACCTGTTGTTTTTCAAGTGGTAATGCTTGATATTCAGGGTCAGATAGGACATTTTCTTTTAAATATCCAATTCTGACTTTCATTTTTTTATCTTCTGGTAATGCCTGATATTCAGGGTCTTTTATAATACTTTCCCAAGTCATTTCAGCCATTTTTTCCATTCCTTTTCAACAGGTTTAATTGATTGTTCAGTTGGTGATGTTTCCTGTGTTGGTAAACCATATTGTGTGATACCTTTTTGAGATAAAAATCCTAATAATCTTAATTCTGTTTCTATATCTTTTTGAACATCTACTGGAAATCTATTTTTAATATTTAACCATCGTCTCACGACACTTGTCCTTTCTTCAGGAGTGCATTCATCGGCTCTTTTATATGTTGGTTGACCTTCTTTTAACTCATAAGGGATTAATCCCTGTTTTGTTATTTTACCAAATACATCAATTTGTCCAAAAAGAACTTGATTTATTAAATCTTCTCGTCTTTTAACATCAATCACTCCTTCTCTTTTCTCCTCTGGTTTTATAATAACCTTTGTTCCCTTCTTAACCGTGGCAACTCTTTTAGAAGTTCCTTTAACTGGGTCAACAACAAATATATCCTGATATTCTTTTGGTTTAATTTTACTTTCTATTGTTCTTATTTCTGCGTTTTCTGGTATATCGGCTATTTTCCTAAAATTACCTTTCTCATCAATAGTATATACTGGCTTTTTCTGTGGTTCTATATCTATTACAGGTTCAAGTTTACCTGTTGCTGGATTAAACCTATATGCTTTATCTCCAATTCGTTTTATCTGATACTTTGTCTGTGGTTGAGTTTGTCTTTCAAGTAATTGAGAAAATCCTGCTGGTAATTGTTCACCACCTCTTAATGCCTGTGCATAAATTTCTTCTGGTGTAGGTTTTCTATATGTTGTTTGTGGAACTTTTAATCCTTCTGGTTGTTTTAAATATGGTGATGGTGGTAAATTAACTGGTTGCGTTGTTGTTTGAGCAATACCATATAACAACATATCAGCAAGTTTTTCTTTCGCTTTTCTCTGTGCTTCTTCCTGTCCAAGTGAATTATATATAGATACTGCTTTCATAGGGTCAATTTTAGCAATTTCTTCAATAGCACCAATCTTATCTCCTTTTTGTAATTTTTCAGCAATATTTTGATAAGTTTTTTTCAATTTCTTTTGTTCTTTTATTTTTTCTTCAATACCTTCAAGTTGTAATTCAGCCATTCGCCTTTTAATCCTTATCAAATCTGGGTCATATCCAATAAGTGCTTTTTCAAAAGGTGTTAATTCTCTTCCAGCCAATGCTTTATGATAAGCAACATTTTTTGGTGATAATGCCTGTTGTATTCCCTGTCCTACTCCTGTTAATGCTCCTGCTCCCATTGTTTACCTCCTTTTAAAACCCTGCTAATCCATAAGGATATGAAGCCAATGCATTTGTTTGTGCCTGTCCAAGTGCTGGTAATAATAATGCTTGTTGTGAACCTACCATTCCCGCAGAAAGTAAAGCATTTATTAACTGATTAGTTGCTCCTGAATATCCTGAACTTAAAACATTTTGTGCTGCAACTTCTCCTTGTAATCTATTTCCTGTTGGCATACTTCCTAAAAATGATAATATCTGGTCTATAACTTTGTCCTGAACTCCTTGTTGTCTTAACCATTCTCTATATTCTGCTTCAAGTTGTGCCTGTTGCAACATTCTTGGTAATTGTCCATATTGCTGTGCAGCAGATATTTGAGTTAAAGGATATGCTGCTTCAACACCACCTAACTGCATAGCCAATGGGACTGCCTGTATTCTTCTTTGTCTTTCTGCCTCTGCAAGTTGTCCTGCTAAAACTCCCATATTTTGTAAATATTCTTTTTCCAAATCTCCCAATCCTTCACCTCTTATACCGCTATAATATAATCCTCTTGCTGATAAATCTTCTGCTAACCTCTTTTTTGCCTCTCCAAGTTCTCTCTGTTGAACTTCTCTCATTGCTTGATAATACGGAGATGTAAAAGGGTCATATCCACCCGTTAATGTTCTTTCTAACTCCTGCCCTGCTATTCCATAAATTTCAGGTAAAGGTTGAGTTAAATATTGAGTAAGCATATCTTGGCTCATTTGTTCTGCTGGTGTTAATGGTGCAACAAACTCTCCTGTATATGCTTCTGGTTCTCTATACAATGCCCCTTCTATTCCCGGTATTGTTCTTGTTTCCCAATGTCCCAAAAATGGTAAACGCAAACGCTGTAATGTTCCTGGTAAATACTCATTAGGAACCCAATATCTTTCAGTAGTTTCTGGTGTTCCAAAGAAATATTTTGCCAATTCTTGTTGTGCTTGTTTCTGTTGTGGAGTTAATTCTGCTGCCTGTCTTATTGCTTTTGCCTGTTTAGAAGAACCAGCCATACTTGCTCCTGCCCCAATAATACCCGCTCCAAGAATTGCTGTTTCAACTCCCATAGTTAACCTCCCATTTTAATAACTTCTCATAAACTTTAAAATTCATAAATTTCTTTTTCTTTTCCCATATATTTTTATTATATGGTTCAGAGCCATAAACAACTTCAATTTTTCTCTGTTTAATCCAATAAATTCCTGCTTTAATAAGTTCTCTTGCTATAAATGCATATTTTCTATATTCAGGCAAAATATAAACAGGTTCAACAAAACAGGATTTTTTATCATCAAGAGTAAACATGGGTCTTATACCAAGAATACCTATTATTTTATCTTTATCATAAACACATATAAATAAACAATCTGGACTATTAAGAAGTTTAGATAACATAAAGAAATAATTATAAGCGTGTTTTTCTGTCATCTCTTTACCTTCAACTTCTTTATAAAATTTCTTATAAAGAGCCATAAAATCAGGTAAATTTATTTCATCTAACAATCCGAATTTAATATCTTTTTTATTCATTTTTACTCCAAGTTTAAATCTTTAATTAAAGTTGCTAACACATCTGCTAATTCTTCTATACTTGTACTATCACAATCTAAACTTCTCGTTTCAGTTCTATTTGATATATTATAAACTTCTCCTGACCCAATCATATCTGATAATTCTCTTGAATAATCTGACAATAATCGTCCCCACTCATTTAATTCTTTTTTTAATCCTTCAATATCTGTTGCTGTAATTTCAGGTAATATCAAGACACTTCTTATTCTTGCCATTATTTATTTCCTTTTTCATGAAAATACCATAACATCTTTTGTATCTTAAATGGTTTTGTTGCTGAAAATTTTACTCTGAAATATCTACCTGTTTCTTTAAAATCTACATTTGGATATAATATTTCATTACCACTACTATCATATAAACTTACATTTTTTGTTAATTCATAAGTATCTTTAAAATCTTTCCCAACCTGAATACTTAAAGTTTCACCATCATATTCCGACCCCATATTGTGATAAAATACCTGTAATCTTAATACAGTTTTATTTATATCAGGTCTATCAAAAGATATCCAAGGACTTACCCAATATCTTGTAAAATCTGTTCCATTATATTGTTCAGTATCATTTAATTTACAAACATCATTATCATATCCACCAGCATAATTATATATTCCACCAAATGAAGCAAAATCACCTATTCTTCCTTCTAAATCTCCAATTGTTCCTATTAAATCACCAATAGTAATTGAACTATATTGCTGAACTCTACTAAATACTTTTGCTTTCATATCTCTTATTGTCCAATTTCCTTTTAAATAATCATATATCAAAACACAATTGTTTTGTCCATTAGTATAACTTATATCTCCTGAATAATATGGCACAGATAACCAATATTGATGTAATGCTGGTAAAATTTTCCCATAAGCATACTTTCTATACCCAACATCTAAACTTGTAATAATATCTTTTATAGTATTTTCAGTAATATTTTTTGATATTCCACCGTTAAATAAATAAACCCCATTATCACCAAGATAAATAATACCACCACCAATATTGGCAATAGAAAATGGAGCAACACACCCTTTATCAGCACTCCCAGCAACCATTTCCTCTCTTGAAGGAAAACTCCCAGCAGTATGCGATAAAATATGTATATTCCTTGAAGTAAATACTACAAGGTAATCTCCCAATACTTCTAATCCAGTAATATAATCACTTCCTTCAACTATATCAATATAATCATTTGCATCCCAACTTTCAGGATCTCCTTCATTACTCCACCTTACTCTTTGTGGACAGGTTTCACCGCTTTCAGTCGTATATGCTAAAATCAACTTATTTTTATACACTTTCATATACTTTGCTTTATAAGGACAAGTTAAATCAGAAGTATTACCACTTCCATCCCATTTTCTTATATTATCAATACCATTTGTAAATATATATAAATCAGTAAAAGTAACAGCAGAAATTAAATCTGAACTACTACCACTTAATGCTGTCCCTGTAATATCTGTCCAATCAGCATCTTCATACTTATATACTTTTGTTCCTGTATGAACTATTAAATAAATACTTCCATCAAACTTTCTATATTCAAATATACCTGTTGGATTATCATTTAAGGAACTACCAATTTTACTTTTTCCTTTACTACTCCATATTTCATTATTTCTAAATTCAACATTTAAACAATTAGGAGTAAATATAGGTAATAATTCTCCCTCACCTTCCATTACATTTAACCCACCAATCATCTTTCTAACTTGATAAACTTTTGTATTCATTATTTATAATCCTGTGGTATTTCACCATTTTTCTTTAATTCTTCAATTGCCAATTTCCTTAAAACTTCTTTCTCTTTTTCCTGTATTTTTTTCTCAATTTCTTCTTTTTCTTTAATTTTATTTATTTCTTCCTGTATTTCTGCTTTTGTTAGTGAGATTGAAGAACTTGCTTTTTTTATAATAACTTTCCCACCCTTTGTTGTTCTTAATCCATAACAGGATATTCCTTTTTTCTTTAACACATTGTAAATTGCACTATGTAGATATTTTTCTCCTTTTAAGTTTCCAATATCTACACTTATATCTACCCTATTTACTTTCTTTGTTTCGGAAAATAAAAGAAATGATATAATAAGTATAAAAAATAGTAATTTTCTCATAATCTCCCCCTTTATTGCCCTGTTATTACTGTTAAAATTCGTTTATAATCTGAACCTCGTTGTCTCAAAGTCCCATCTGATGTTTTCCATTGAACTTTTATTGTGTGAGGACCAGAAGTTATATCCTCAACCCAACTTAATGCATTTGGAAGACGGTCACTACTCTCCTCTAAAAATTTAATCTTCTCAACGCCATCCACTAAAATTCTAAAATAAGCATATAGTCCTGCGTCATTCTCCATCTCACCAACACAAAAGTGTATAAATATCCTTCCTTCAATAAAAGTTTCTGTAATAGTCATATCATCCACATCAAGCCAAGTGTCAGAAGTAGTTGAAATATCAGTATCTCCTACTGCTGAATAGATATATGGTTTAACGCTATCAGCCAATTTAGTTTCTGTTATTGCCCCATCCTGAATTTTTGCCGTGCTTATACAATCATCAGCCAATTTAGTTTCATTAACACAACTATCTTGTAATTTAGCCGTGCTAACACTACTATCAGCCAACGCAGTTTCTTCTATACACCCATCATTAAACATATAACTATAAATACTATCTGCCTGCGACATACTATCAACTTGTGTAATATCATTACTTGGAGTTATCCAGTAAAGATGTCCATTTTTACCATATAAAATACCACCATAAATAGAAGTTTCAGGGTCAGTATCTTGGTCAATTAAATGGATTGTTGTATGGTATCCTTCACTATCAACATTTGTATCATCAGAAACAAAATAATGGTCAACAGCCAACCTTTCTCTAACATCTATTCTTAAATACCGAATATACTCATCAATATTTCTTGCTTCAGATGATTTTGTAGGTGTAGTTTCGTCCCAATCTCTTGTAAAAGCATATAAAAGAGTAAAAACACTTAAAATAATCAATCCACTTATCAGGAACGGTTGTAAAAGTTTTTTCATTTTATCTTCTCCTTTTAAAAATCCTCATTAATATCATTTCCATCAAAGTATCCCAAGCTGTCTTTTAGTGCGGGTCTGAAAGCCATTTTTGCTCCTGAAAATTCTTTCATTTTCTCTTTTTTAAACATATCATTTCTTAAAGTATAATATTTTCCTAACCATCTTTGATAATTAACATCATCTTCAAAATACATAAATCCAACCGCTGTTGCTCCTGCTTCAAGTAATGCTGAATAATAATTTGTCAACTCATCTGTATCATCATCAGAAGTATATTCTGATAAAACCTTACTATATTTAGGATATAATTTATAAGTATCATCATCAGGTTTTGGTGGTAAAAGATATATTTTCCCTTCAAAAATATAATATGCTTCTGGTTTACCTTCTGTATCAGCATCTTGATATTCTGCTATTGCCTGTGCTTCTTCAACTGTATATCTTGTTAAAGGAATATAAGTGTTGTCATCACTATCATATATAACCAGATTTATCATTTCTCCAAAATCAGAAGGTAAATCATAAGATTGTTGTCCTTCAACAATAGTTATTGCATCTCCTTCTTTTTCAAGTAATTTTGCCTGTTGAACTTCTGTCTGTGATAAAATATTTTCTCTGGTTTCATTCAACCATCTTAAAACAAGAGTTTCTATATTACTATCATCACGCCCAAGATTTTCTTTAACTCTATCCCTTATAGTTCCTATTGTTGTTGACATTTTTATTCTCCTTTACAATGCCTTTTATGAGCCAATAACCCAAACTTACTTTTTGCTACAAATCCACATTTATCACATACATATTTAGATGTATCTTCCTGTTTTTCGTTATCTTCTTCTGGTTTTTCCTCTATACTTTTAATTTTTTCCTCATTAACTTTTATAATTCTTGCTAACCCTCCTTCATCAATCAAATTTCCTGCCATATCATATCTTATACCATTTTTAATCAAAACAGGTGGTTTATCTTTTTCAAATAAAACTCCATCTGCTTCTTTTGGGTCAATCTTTCTCATCTTTTACCTCCTCTTTCTTTCCATAATTCATAAACTTTTTCCATTTTATTTATAATTGTCTCTGGTTGTATTCTTTCCATACATATTGGACTATTTGTTTTTATTGATTGTTGACATACACCACTACCATCTTTTGAATAAATCAATCTATGACAAGGGGAACAACTAACTGGTGATTGTATAGAATAATCATTTTTCCAGTATTTAGTTAAGTTTTGTTTTGAACTATGAGTTAATAAACATATTTTGGGAGTATCAAAGCAACCTGCTGCATTTAATACACCAGTTTCAGGACCAATAACCAAATCAACATATTTAGTCATAATAAATGATTGTCTTATATCCCATATACCTGCTTTATTTATTGTTTGTGGATGTGTCCATTCAAGCATTTTACACATTTCATCTCCAACAGTAATAATAATTGCGTCTTTATGTCTTCTCATAAACTCAACTGCTGTATGTTCTGTCCAAGGATAAACTTTATGAAAACTACTACCTGCCAAAGCCCATATAACGAGAAATTTATCAAAAAACTTTAATCTAAATAAATTAGCATATTTTTCTTCATCATCAGAAAAATACAATTCTGGTAATCTACCTTTAATATTTGGATAACCTGCTCTTTCTAAAAGAGCGTCAAAATAATTTTTATTACATTTTTCTCTTCTTTTTTTATCAGACCAAAAGTATTCTTCACTTCCTTCAACTTTTAATAATCCACCTTCAACAACTCCGTGTAAATTAACAAATTTATCATAATCTTTACTTATAGTTTCCCAATAACCATCTAAATCAGTATCAGGAATACTACCTTCTTCCTGTAATAAAAATTCATCAATATAAGGATTATATTTTAACACATCAGCCAATCTTGGAGTTGTATTAAAAGTTATTTTATATCCATCTTGTTTAATAACAGGTAAAATAACTGTTGATTGTATAACATCTCCTAATGCTCCATATCTTGATATTAAACAGGTTTTATTTTCTTTTTTAACTTTCGGAAAAACAATTTGTCCTTTAAACTTCTTTTTTAATTGAAATAATTTATTTTTAATTTTCATATTAACTTTTTGAATTATTAACTGCCAAGAATACTCATCATCTTCATTATGTCTTGACGCAGATATAAGTTTAGCATTTCCAAATTTTTTAATAATATTCCATACATCTTGCCAATACATATCTTTTTTATGATTAGGATTTGCTCCTTCTTCACCAACTCTGGGATAAAAATCAGGGTCAGGTCCATAAAGAATTAAATAACCACCAACTTTAATAACTCTCCACCATTCTTTTAATACTTCTTCTGTATTTAATAAATCTTCTAAACAATGTGAAGAAAATACATAATCAAAACTACCATCTGTAAATATTGATAACGCATTTGGTTGAGATAAATCAATTTTTATATCTGCTTTTGGATTAACATCTATTCCAATAGTATTTGGAGAAATTTTTTCATCACCACATCCAATATCAAGTCCTAATCCTTGACAAAAAGATATAACCCTTCTTCTACACTTTTTTACTTCTGGCTTATAAGGGGTATTTTTATCCCACATATTTTCTCCTTTTATTAGTGGGTAGGGCAGGATTACTCCCACCCTACCCGTAAAATCAATTAAGAGTTAGTAAATCTCTCTTGATACACAACATAAACATACGCTTCCTGTTGTGTATCTGATGTTATATTATGTATATGCAGAACATCTGTTGAAGTTAAATTCGTGTCAGTTAAATCTGCCGCTTTAATACTTCCAGCAGCAGCAGTTCCGACAGTAATAGCACCAACACTGCTTGTCCCTTTCTTGATGGTATATCCTGCATCTGTTGCTGTTCCTGCTGCTTGAACTACAACAAATACTTCTGTAACTTTAGCGTTCATATAAGCAGTAAACTTTGCCTGTGAAGTATCTGTTGATGCATTACTATCAATTTTCCCGAGACAAACTATGTGATTTCCACTAAAATTCGGGCTACTATAAGGTCTTCCCATTTGTTACCTCCTTTAAGCAGATGTTACGTGTATTATCGTTGCTTGCCCATCAGTAGAGTAATCCCATATTTTCTGAAACCCTCCAGTATAGAACCACCCAATAGCAAGGTCTCTACCGAAATCCTTTGGCACATCAACCCTTATATGTTCTGGTTCAGAAATTGCCTCCATAACAGCATCATCTCCAAAGAAAACTGCTTCTCCGTATGCTGAACCATTACCAAGAGAATTTGATAGAACATTTGTATCAAGAACAAACCTTACATCATAGAATTTACCAACCTCACCATTGAGAGCATTCTTGTTGTCAATATACTGCCACCAGTCAGACCATCCACTATCATCAAAAAGTCCTCTTATAGCATTCACAGAAGCAATACAGATGTAATGTTCTCCTTTATATTTAGGAACATTCCATTTTCTCATCTGGTCAACAATCTGCTTCACATGATATGCATTAAGGTTGCTTGTGGCAGTTCCACCAGCAGTTCCGTTAGTTGTCAAAGTTCCAGAAGTAGAAGTTAAACAAACATATTTAACATCTGATGCTTGAAATTGTGTTGCGGCTG